CAAGGAATTGCAAGAGATCTGCTGATGTATTCCATGCAGACACTATCACAATACTTCATTGTCGGGCATATTCACGATGAAATGATCATCGAATGCCCGAAAGATACAAAGCTGGATGAGATCTGTCAGCAGATGGCGAGAACACCAGACTGGGCAAAGGGACTGCTGCTTCGGGCAGACGGATATGAATGCAGCTTTTACAAGAAGGACTAAGGAGGATTCCATATGTTTTACATCAAAGAAAACTTGAATGACACCACCAGTATCTCCGTGGAGATCAACAACGAAAACGTATACTGTCACTGCCCGCAGTGCGGTGCAGAAGTGCCGGTTGATCTGAGTATCTTCTGGACAGCAGAAAACTTTGACATTTTCAGCAGTGCCGTTTACTGTGATGCCTGCACACTGAAGCGGCTGAAAGGAGCACTGTATGAATCTGTATAACGCTGAGGGATACATCGATCTCACTGCTTATGAAGCACTAAGCCGTATTGAACGAGAGGAACGCAGGGCGAAAAAAGCTGCCGCTTATCGACCGCTGGTATACATTTGTTCTCCCTATTCCCACGGCTGCATCAATGATAATATCGAAACGCCAGACGATACAGTCGCTTTGCTGTAGATACCCACTATGTCCCTATCGCTCCCCACTTACTGTTTCCGCAGTTCATGGATGACAGCTTGGGCGAAGATCGTCAGACAGCGATGTTCATGAATTTGGTACTGCTGTCAAAATGTGCCCAGTTGTGGGTGTTTGGTTCTGTGCGGTCGGAGGGTATGCAGCAGGAAATCAAATGGGCGAAGCGGCGGCATATGACCATTCGGCATTTTACAGAAGAACTGGAGGAAATAGAATGAAATTTACGCTCTATACAGCAAACTGTACCGGCAATGAAAAGAATATCCTTTATCCCAACCAAAAGGTCATTACTTCAGAAGCGGATTTGAAAAAAGCTGTTGTCTATGATCATGTCTGTGCTCAGTATGAGAATTTTGCCCGCAGTGATGCCAATTTCCTGCTGTCTGATGTAGTACCTATGGATTGTGACAACGACCATTCAGATGACCCGAAAGACTGGATCACGCCTGAAATGCTGATGAACAGCTTAGGAGATGTTGCATTTGCAGTGACCTACAGCCGTCATCATATGTTGACAAAAGGCAGCAAATCTGCCCGTCCACGTTTCCATGTATTTTTCCCGACAGCACCCTGCAAGGATGCAAATTCCCATAAGGCAATAAAGCAGAAAATTCATAAGGAACTGCCGTTCTTTGACGGAAATGCACTGGATGCCTCACGTTTTTTGTTTGGCTGTCCGAGTGATGTTGTATGGCATGAAGGCAGTTTATCCATTGAGGACTGGCTTACACTGATGAAGTCAAACCGTAACATTCCGCAGGGACAGCGAAACAGCACAATGTCTCGCATGGCTGGAAAGCTTGTAAAGCGTTTTGGTGTGACCAAGGAAAGTTATCAGAAGTTCCTGGAAAAAGCAGCAGAATGCGAACCGCCGCTTTCGGATGAAGAACTGGAAACCATCTGGCACAGTGCCTGCAAATTCGGCAAAAAAGTAACTTCCCAGGAAGGATATATTTCTCCTGAAGCATACGGCAAACAATCCCTGATTCCCGATGATTTTTCAGACGTTGGAGAGGCTCGTACATTTGTAGAATGCTTCTCAGATGAGGTGGCATTTACCATTGCAACTGATTATTTAAGATACAACGGAACCTATTGGGAGGAGTCAGAACACGCCGTCACTCTTGCCATGATTGAACATACAGATGTACAGCTGGCAGAGGCGGAAAAGCAGGTGGAAGCGTCACTTTTGGAACTGGAAAGCCTTGGTGTTGCAAGAGATGCAGCAATTAATGGCGGTAAAAAGTTTCGGGATAGTCTGGACGAGGAACAGATCGCCGCATACAAGGAGTATCAGTACTATGCCGCTTTCAAGGCGTTTGTCATGAAATATCGCCATGTTCGCAGTATGACCAATGCACTGGATGCTGCAAAGCCGCTTGTTCTCCACAATCCCGAAGCCCTCGACAGCAATCCAATGCTCTTGAATACCCCCGGAGGCACGTATTATCTGCCCGAAGGATTGAATGGCTGGAAGCCTACAGATCCTGCCGACCTCTTAACGAAAGTGACGGCGGTTGTTCCAAGTGATGCTGGTAAGGATTTGTGGGAGGATGCCTTACAGCTGTTCTTCTGCGGTGACCAGAGTTTAATTGATTATGTGCAGATGATTTGCGGACTTTGCATTGTGGGCAAGGTGTACTTGGAGGCGATGATTATTGCCTACGGTGACGGACGAAACGGAAAATCAACGTTCTGGAATGTCATTTACAAGGTTCTCGGCAGTTACAGCGGCAACATTTCAGCAGATGCCCTGACTGTCAATTGCAAGAGAAACGTGAAGCCTGAAATGGCAGAACTGAAAGGAAAAAGAATGATTATTGCAGCAGAATTGCAGGAAGGTATGCGATTGAATACCAGCGTAGTCAAACAGCTCTGTTCCACGGATCCGATTTTTGCTGAAAAGAAGTTCAAGGCTCCGTTTCACTTTGAACCCTCTCATACACTTGTACTCTATACCAATCATCTTCCGAAGGTTGGTGCATCGGATGATGGCACGTGGAGAAGATTGATTGTGATCCCGTTTCACGCAAAAATTCAGGGTTCTAATGACATCAAAAACTATACGCAGCACTTGGTCGATAACGCTGGCGGTGCAGTGCTTTCCTGGCTGATTGAAGGTGCAAGAAAGGTCATTGCGGCAAACTATCAGATTAACCGACCGCAGTGTGTTTTAGATGCAATTGGAGCCTATCGGGATGGCAATGACTGGCTTGGCAATTTCATCAATGAGTGTTGTGAGGCAGATAAAAGCTATCAGGCAAAGTCAGGTGACCTCTATAACCGATACAGAGAATACTGCAATGAAAACGGAGAATACACAAGAAGTACTTCTGATTTTTATGCGGCTCTGGAACAAGCAGGCTTCAAAAAGACAAGAACTCACAGTGCTAGATACATCATGGGGCTTCAATTGAAGAACGATATTCTTGATTGACTGTCACCAAAAAAGCTAAAAAACACGCAATATAGGGAAAGTGACAGTCTACGACAGTCATATACAGACTTTACGCAGGCGAGAAAAAAGTATAATTTTTTCTCTATATATAAGGTTTGCAATCGACTGTCGTAGACTGTCACCAACCCCAAAATTAGGAGGGACAAATTATGTGGATTAAGAAAAATAACACCTTGATTAATCTTGAAAAATTTGATGTCATTATGCAGGACAGTAATGAGCCTGATCTCATCATGCTTGTTACAGAGGGCAGAAAAATTGGATTAGGCTTTTTTAACCAGACATCCAAAATCATTGATGAGATAGCAAAATCAGTGTCAAACGGTGAAAGTGTGTATGTACTCCCATGCGAGAAAAAATAATTGAAGAAAAACTCACAAAGGCAGTAAAGCAAAATGGTGGTGTGTGCTGGAAATTCACGTCTCCCGGAACGGCAGGCGTTCCAGACCGCATCGTATTGATGCCCGGCGGTAGAATTGCTTTTGTGGAAGTGAAAGCACCCGGAGAGAAACCCAGACCGCTTCAACTTTCCCGGCATAAACTTCTGAGGCGATTAGGTTTTCTGGTTTATGTCTTGGATGCTTGTGAGGACATCGACAAAATCATCTGGGAGGTGAAAAATGAAACTCCATGACTATCAAAAATATGCTGTTCGCTTTATCGAAGAACATCCAATCGCAGCACTCTTTCTGGATATGGGACTTGGTAAGACGATTACAACACTGACTGCAATCCACAATTTGATGTTTAATTTGTTTGCGGTCAGAAAGGTTCTGATTATTGCACCGCTGCGAGTTGCCCGTGATACATGGTCTGCTGAAATTGAAAAATGGGAGCATTTGAAACCGCTGCAATACAGCGTTGTTGTCGGTACGGTCGAGGAACGCCTTGCTGCCCTGAAAAAACCTGCCGACCTCTACATCATCAACCGAGAGAACATTGACTGGCTCGTCAACAACACGAAGTTCGATTATGACATGGTGGTGATTGATGAACTTTCCAGTTTCAAGAGCCATCAGAGCAAACGCTTCAAAGCATTGATGAAAGTTCGACCAAAGGTGAAAAGAATCGTCGGTTTGACAGGCACTCCTGCCAGTAATGGTTTGATGGATTTATGGGCGGAATTTCGTCTGCTGGATATGGGACAGCGGCTCGGCAGATTCATCGGGCAGTATCGGAATGCCTACTTCAAGCCCGACAAGCAGAACGGCTATCTCGTGTATTCCTACAAGCCCCTGCCCGATGCAGAGCGGCAGATTTATGAGAAAATTGCTGACATCACTGTTTCGATGAAAGCCATCGACCACCTGCACATGCCGGAATTGCTTTCCAACGAATATCCCGTGCAGCTGTCCGACACGGAGCAAGAAACCTACAAGCGGTTCAAGTCTGAACTGATTCTGGAGATGCAGGACACCGAGATTACCGCCGCCAACGCTGCAAGTCTATCCAATAAACTTTCCCAGCTGGCGAATGGTGCAGTGTATGACGATACCGGAGCGGTGATTCCCATTCACAGCCGAAAGTTGGATGCACTGGAAGATTTGATAGAGGCAGCCAATGGCAAGCCTGTTCTGGTGGCGTACTGGTTCAAGCATGATTTGGAGCGGATTCAAGAGCGACTGCGAAAGCTGAAGGTTTCCTATCAGGAAATCCAATCCTCTGACAGTATTCGGAACTGGAACGCCGGAAGGCTGCAAGTTGGTCTGCTGCACCCAGCATCTGCTGGTCATGGCTTGAACTTACAGGCAGGCGGCTCTCACCTGATTTGGTTCGGGCTAACATGGAGTTTAGAACTCTACCAGCAGACCAACGCCAGACTGTGGCGGCAGGGGCAACAGTCCGAAACGGTTGTCATTCAACATCTCATCACCAAGGGTACGATTGACGAACGTATCCTGAAAGCCCTGACCCGGAAAGAACAAACCCAGACCGCTTTGATGCAAGCCGTCAAGGCAGAACTTGGAGGTAGCAGATGAATATCATTTGGCAGTACTTAGACAAACGGAGTGCCTCTGTGAACGCACTGAAGGATTACAGCAGCATGGCTTACATCCTTGCACACACAGACGAAGAAATCGCACAGGTGCATGAAGACACCACCACCCTTGGCAGTCCGGCATTTACAGATATGCCGGGCGGCAGTCCGAACCCGCAGTCCGGCGAAATGAGAATCATCGCTGCCATTGACGAAATCGATGTGCTGCGGGAACGGTATCGTCAGGCAAAGGAATACATGGAATGGTTTCAACCCGCATGGGACAGCCTGTCGGAGGATGAACGGTATGTGCTGGAACAGTTCTATGGAGGAGAAGAAGAAAAACAGATTGATGCTGTTTACAATATCTGTGAGCACCTGCATATCGAACGTTCTACAGCTTACAATAAGAAAAATCGTGCAGTGCAGCATCTTGCTTTGCTTTTGTACGGAAAGGCATGAGGTAATTTGATGGACGAAATTGCTGAATAAACATGATATAATAATATCATAGAAAACTGACCGAAAGCCCTGTGGTGTTCCACATGGGCTTTCGTTGTATCCGGAGGTGAACCTTATGCCGAGGAAGGCACTGAAATCATGCAAGCACCCTGGCTGTCCCAATCTGACAGACAGTTTGTATTGTGCAAAGCATCAGTCCTTGCACCCAGACCGACCGTCTGCCGCCAAGCGTGGCTACGGCAGCAGGTGGCAGCGGCTCAGCAAGGCGTACCTGCGGAAGCATCCGCTGTGCGTGAAGTGTATGGCACGGGGACGGTTCACAGCAGCAACTGTGGTCGACCATATCATTCCCCACCGTGGTGATCCGCATCTGATGTGGGACGAAAGCAACTGGCAGGCTCTTTGCAAGTCCTGCCATGACCGCAAGACATGGACGGAAGACCGAAATCCCGTCTATCGATATTGATTGTGTCTGAAATGCTGCCGGTGGGGGGATAAAAATCGCTAATTGTGAATTTTTTACAGACCGGCGTTCCCT